CGATTACAATTGATGGAAAAAGAATTAATCGAGAATACAGAATTTAGAATCAAGTGGCCACGTGGACAATTAGGTTCATTGCCCGCAGATTCTGAGCAATTCATGATGATCGAAGATCTTTATAAAACCACGGATAAGATTAATGAACACGTGGAGGACATGGCTCTAAATAAAGTTAATATAGAATTTTTAAGAAAACAAATGGATAAAGTTTTAAATGATATAGAAAAACTTAAAGATCAAAACAGAGAGATTAAATACAATGGCAACGGGACGAGTAACTAGAAAAGTTTTGGATTACATAGCTGACATGAACAAGCAGGCGAAGCAGATGAAATTTGTAAAAGATCTAAAGAAAGAAGTTGAGACAGGCAAATATGGTACACAGAAGTACGTGGTCAAAGAGGGTGAGAACAAAGGTAAGGTATTATGATAGAGTCTGTAGTAGCATTATTGATGTTTGTAAACGGAGAGATCAAGGAACACCTTGTGCAAAAAAACATGGCAGCATGCCTTCGCGGGAAGCGCCACGCGGAGAGGGAGTATTCTGAATCTGTATCTTACAAATGCTATAAGGGTAAGGCTGAGATAGAGTTGTACCAAGGAAGAAAATATATTAAAGCTTTAATATTAGAATGAAATTATCACGTAACTTTACTCTTCAAGAATTAATTAAATCTGATACAGCGATCAGGTTGGACATTAATAACAATCCTAACTCTGGTCAGATAGAGAAGCTAAAAGCACTATGCGAGAATATCTTACAGCCCGTCCGGGACCACTTTGGCAGAGTCAAGGTAACTAGCGGTTTTCGTAGTGAGACTTTGTGTGTGAAGATTGGTAGCTCGGTTAATAGTCAACATGCAAAAGCGGAGGCGGCGGACTTTGAAGTAATGGGCACAGATAACGCAGAACTAGCTGATTGGATAAACAAGAATCTGGATTACGATCAATTGATATTAGAATTCTATGATCCAAGCGAACCAAATAGTGGATGGATACATTGTAGTTACATACCTGAAGGTGGTAGAAAACAATTTTTACACGCATACAAATCAGAGGGTAAAACAAAATACAAACCTGTCATAGGAAAAGCAGCGGATCTGGTATGAAAAAATTAAGTTTTAATTTTTCAAACATAGATACTGTGGCTGGTTATTGCCATGAATGTGAGGAAGAGTCTATTTTAGTTGCGATCGTAACAGAATTTTATAGATGTACAAATTGTGGAGCAGATACTAAACAACACGTCAACGGTCAAATCAGATACATACGACTTACAGATGAGGAAAAAAATTGGTTAAGGGAGTATGGCAAAGCGTAAGTTTACAAATTTCGTACCAAGACCAAAGCCAAAAAAAAGGCCTCGTGTTCATAAGAAAAACAAAAACAAATCTGAAAAACGCAGTTTTAAAAAATACAATCGACAGGGCAGATCGAATCGTTAAAAATGGATTTAATATTATTAAATGATGGATTATATAGTCTGGTATCTGTAACCAAAGAGATGATGCAAGGGATTGAGATAATGGCTGAAATAGATTGTTTTGATCTATGTGACATACTTCGTCTACACCTTACAACGTACTATGACGCGCCTTACAACGTTCACGTAATGAATGATGGGACTGGCCATTTTTATGGATGTATCTGTAATTAGGTCTTGGTAGATTCAAAAGGACTACAATAAAATTTTATGAACATATTGTATTTATTGATATCATCTGGTCCAATCTCCTCCATCTTGACTATGGATTCTTTATATCCAAACATCAGACAATCGTATTGTGTATCGAAAGTATCTGGCCAAGGGTAGGGATCCAGACAGGTACCCGCAACCTGCGAACATATTATAATACTTAACAAAAACTTCATTGACACTCCCTTGTAATTATAATAGGATATCCTATATTATGAAGAAAATAGAAAGGTTATAACATATGACAGACTTTAGCAAATATAAAAACGTATCACTAGCTTTGGATACATATTCTAAGGTAGATAAATTGAGAAAGGTTATAGTGCCAAACACTACAATATCCCGTGCTCAAACTATTAATATCTTAGTTAATGAAAAAATTTCAAAGATGAACGGTAAAATATCTAAGGCAAAAAATGGCAACTCTTGACGGTAAAGAAGACGGTAAAAAAATCTGCACTGTGTGTAGAGGTAATGGATTTGTAAGAGTTCCATACTCCTTAACAAGGGAGGAGCAATGGGCCGATTGCGAATTTTGCAACAACCAGGGAGAAATAGACTATGATCGAGAACCGGGGAACTCTGGATCTAACTTACAGAATTGAACAGTTAGAAAAACAGAAAAAAATTTTACAGGATGCCTGTAGAAAAGCAGGTGAGACTATAAAAAAACAAAAACAAATGTTGGATGCGATACAAAGGGGAGCAGAGTATGAGCATAAAATCAGTTCTGATTAAAGCTTTGGAGGATAAGTATAACGCAGAAATTTCCGCAGCTGATGCAACTATAAAAATTTATTTCGAGAGTAGTGTTGGTATAGGTGAACACCCGCAGCACGTTGAAGAGGTAGACAAGTTAGTAGAAAAAATTGCTAACGCTGAAGAGAAGTTAATCATCTTGAAAGAATTCTATAATGATAAGTGATGTTAATGCTGCTTACATAGCAGGTTTATTTGATGGTGAGGGACATATTCAATACAAACAATACATGCGTCAACGCCCAAATAATAAAAAACCATATCCCACATGGTCGGTAAGAATGGAGATAGCGATGACCGATAAGTCTGTATTACTATTGGTGCATGATCTGTTAGGTGTTGGAACTGTCACGGAAAAAAAATATAAAACCTCATATACTATTGGTTGGAAAAAACAATGGCGTTGGAGATGTCAACTTCGTGATGCGTATTATGTTTGTTTAATGTTGCAGCCCTACGCCCATGTAAAATTAGGACAGATTAATAAAATTATTAAACATTATTCTGATCTTGGAAGAGAAAAAATAAAAGCTAAAGTAATTGATATAGCTAACTATAAAATAAAACGACAGAGGATGAAATGATGGAAGATAAAGATATAGAAGAGTATAATAAAAATACCTGGACGCTTAAATGGAATAAACAATTCTCCTACCCAAAGAGTCAAAGAGAATTAGTCATGGGTCAAAGACACTACGCAGTAGATAATCAAAAGTTACCATCTGTGACAACTATTATATCACATACTCAATCAAAAGAGAAGCAGGATTCACTGGCCAATTGGCGTGCTAGGATAGGTGAGGATGAAGCACAAAGGACCATGGATCAAGCAGCTGCCCGTGGAACAGCCATGCATACCCTTTTAGAACGCTATTTGCTGGGCCAAAACCACGCTGATTTAACGGATATAGGACAAGAGGCTACCACCATGGCCCAAAAGGTCATTGATGAGGGTATAAAGGGCTCTCTGGACGAAATATGGGGGTCTGAGGTTACGGTTTGGTATCCAGATCTATACGCAGGTCAGACAGATGTGGTGGGTGTTTATAATGGACGCGAAAGCATAGTGGATTTTAAGCAAACAAACAAGCCTAAACGTAGGGAGTGGGTGGAGGATTACTTTGTTCAATTGGCTGCCTATGCCATGGCCCACAATCATATATATCATACCAGAATACAATCTGGAGTGATTCTAATGTGCAGCAAAGATGGGTATTTTCAAAAATTTGAGGTGTCTGATGAGGAATTTAGGCAATATATGTACAAATGGTTGTCCAAAGTAGGGCAATACCACTCTCAAAAGTCTGTATAGACTTTTTCTCTAGGAATAAAAAAATAAATTTTTATTTTCAAAACCATGTTACAGGCCCATATATGTTACAATATTAAATAAGCATTGATATAGGCTACTTATTTAAGATAAAATTGTAACATCACCATGTTACACGTGTTACAATGCGCATATTTATTGATTTTTCAAATGTTACAATTTTCCGGGGCGCGCGTATGGAAAATATTTTTTTGTAAAAATGTCCCTAGAGAAAAGTTCTATACGGTGTATATTGAGGCATGCCCAGGAAAAGAAGAAAAGCCATGATGACAGAGACAACCACAGATATACCTTATCCAAAGGTGAGAGTTGAGTGGGTTGATTGTGTATCTGATAGTGGTTGGGCCACTGATAAAGAATTTGATAAGATGAAGTTGGCCATGCCTGTGAATGAGGGTTGGTTGTATTCCAAAGATAAGACCTCGATTAAAATGTTTGCAAGTTATGATAAGGATGATGACGGAATTACTTTTGGTGATCGGACGATGATTCCTCGTTCTTGGGTAAAGAAGATAACTCGTCTGTAATTATCTCTGCATCTTTGTCTATAATTGGTTGATAGTGTTTCAAAGCTTCTATAACTTTTGCATCTATCTCTTCTTGTGATGATCCCTCGTGTTTATGTAAATGTATCTGTTGGTTGTTGTAATATCCAGCAGCTTTTCCACGTGAAACTTCCATATTACCTGCTGCGGTCCAGGCTTTGTTCTCCCTAAACTCATCTCTAAGTTTACCTAACTCCACCATATGTCCATCAAAACTTATGTCATACTTCTTCAACATCTCAGATCTTCTTTTACCAATATACTCTACAACCAGTGGATATTTCTTAGGGTTCTGTAGTTCTGAAGCTCTAACATAAGCAGACTCTTCATCATAACCAGCTAAGACTGCACACTCAGTCGCTGTCTTTCTACCCTCGTTAGCTATGATTAGATTGGCAAACTTTAATTGTTTTTCTGTTAATCTTTTTGGTACTCCCATGGTTGAAATATATAAAATATAGGATATATTGCAAGTAAGAATGAATGGAAAGTTATTAAGTCAAGTGTTAGATAAGATGATGGTATCTCCCTCTGCCCAAAATGCAAGGGTGCAAATATGTTTACCTGACGGTAAATTTTATGATGTAACTTCTTTGCAATTGCTAGAGAATAAAATTATAGGTCACCGTGAGAGCCATAGATTGGTGTTTACGGTCAAGGCTGAATCCTGGAACATGGGTAAAGTTTTGAAGAAGATTGGTGACTAATTTTAAACCACACTTACTCTGAAAATTACTCTAAAAAATGCAGAAGAATGAGTCTAAATTTTGGAAGCAAATCAGAGAGCATAAATGTGAAATAAGCTGGACTAGACTTGAAAATTCTGCAGCTCATGGCACCCCAGATCTGTTGGGATACAACAAATATAATAAATTTTTTACCGTCGAATTAAAAGTAAGTTTGAGTAAGTTTCCGAGGCTGTCACCACACCAAATATCGTTCCATATCAGACATCCAAAGAACAGTTTCATCATGGTAAAATACCTGCCAAAGGCCCTCGAGCCTTCTGGCATAAAACTTTATGAAGGGACCGCGGTGCACGCGCTTGTGGGCGGGGCCCTCCCTATGCCTACGCCTGTGGCTTGTGGCCTTTCCGCATGTTGCTTGTTCCTTGAAAATTTAAAATAGGGCTTAGCCTGTTGCCTCGAGTACCTACCCATTCCCCGACATTTTAACGGTAGAATTAACAACAGGTTCCATGCCTGGGCGCATTGCCCGATCAGAACCCTGATCCCAGGTCCTAGCGTCTATGTGCAAGGCCTTACACAAAATACGCTCAACGCTAGCAAAACGAATCACTAGGACCTGGGATCAGCACCCTGTAAAGACGGCGCAAGGAGCGCGGTGTGATACAGGGTCAGTCCCGAGGGTTTCCCAATTTTAAGTGTAGTACAACCCCACAATCGAACACTGAAGATTTATAGTTTATGGCGCCGATAAATCTACAAATGAGGGCGCAAGGAAACATTACCATAATATCCCATAATAAAAAGGATAATAGTGTCGCACCCCATGCCTGCTGCCTGTGGGTTGTGCTTGTGGGCGGGGCCCTCCCTGTGGTTAGTGCTTGTGGGCGGGGCCCACCAAAAAAATAAAAAACAAAAAAAGAATGGCCCTCTTGCGAGGGCCACTGGTCGTTTAGTTTGAAGCTATTTGAAGTAAGTTGTTAGGAATGGCAAGTCGTATATCTGCGGTTGCCATTTCTTTTTGAAGCGTCTTAACTGTGCTGTTAATGTCACTACCTGTATGAATGATAACTTTACAATTATCTCGCTTCTCTCGAAGGGCGTTATATATCTTATGGCCCTTCTTGATGTGCTTTTCTGCTTCCTGAAAGCATAAATCATCGAGCTTATTGGTAAAATATTCAGGCCCATCTTCTTTAGGGCTGAAGTTATCAAAGCTCTCACACCATTGTCTAGTCTTGCCTAATCTACTTAGTTTACTGCTAATAGTTTCTGCAATATCACTAACTTTCTGCAATAGTTTTGCTTCCACGGTTGATTTAGACCTTATGAAGTTTAAATACTCATCGTTTGCTTTTTTGAGTGTCTTTAACTCCTTATCCACGCCACATGCCTTTGGGAATGACGCTTTGTTTTTTTGAGACAGCTTATCAGCTTCCATGTGGATTTCTGATTTGACTGCCTCTTCCTTGTCGTTGAACTTGTCTCTAATTAACTCCTTAAAGAATTCAAGCTCGTTGCTTCTTATTGGTTTCATAACTACTCCTTTTGTTATTAGTTATAGGATAATCCTATATTATTATTTGTAGGATAAAATAGGACATACTGACGCACCGAGAGAAGAGCATGTGGGCGGGGCCCACCCGGGGGGAGGGGGGCTTGTTTACTATAAATTGATTGAGGCGAGGCTCGCTGCTTACAGGATGATCCCAGAGCCCTTCTCACAGCAAGCCTCTGATCAGTTTGCACTCAGTTATAAAGCCTCCTCGAACTTAATCGCCAGGGCAACCATTCACTGATCCCAGGTCGGTGGAACAAGACACTTGCGCGGCCATGGCATAACAGTCTCACCGACCAGGGATCAGCAGGGGCGATTGCTCGCCCCTAACTTTAATTTTATCTTCTTACTGAAGCACGCTTCAGTAATTTTTCAACGTCCAAGATATCCTCATAATTAAAACCTAAATGAGTTATACCATGATCCCTTGTCTGTCTTAACCAAACCAAAGCCAAAGCCGTAAGACCTCTATTCATTTCCTGAATTTTTTCTTTACGACCCATGCCCTTGCACTTTTTAGCTAGGACTTTTATTATCTTTCTAACTTTACTCATACAAACACTATAACAGAATATCCTACACATTCAAGGACATTATTGTCGCACCTACGATGTTTCACGTGAAACATAGATAAGAGCATGTGGGCGGGGCCCACCCTAAAAAAATAAGCGCTGATCTAGGATCAGCGCTTACTAATATCTACCAGGGCATACAATCTAAACAATATCTTGGGTCGAGCCTGGATGTCCAATCAGGTCTGAGAACGCTGCTACATTTCTTGGCACGGCATTCAAGTTGAACCTTGTCTTCATCTTTCCAACCACCTGGAGGAGCATTTTCCTCATTTAGTTTTTTTATTAAATTATTTATTTTCATCTTCCTCCTCATCCTCCAGGTCTACATACACTGTAATGTAGTCATGAAGATTTTGTTTAACTTCAATCATAGCTAAACTTTCAGCGTGATTTTCATCTTCAGTATTGAAAACTAAATTAAAGTTATCAATCCAGTCTTTATCAACATCTAAAGTACATCTATATTTTTTCATTTTATTTGTCCTTTCTACTTGACATTATTAACAGGAAATCCTATATTGTCAATATGAAAGGAGGAATAATCATGATGGAAAATACACATTCGAGTTTTTTAGTGTTGAGAATTAGTGAAGATAAAGACAATGGAAACACAGACATTGACGTTGTTGACAGCTTTACTAGTATGGTCGACGCTAGAAATTACAAAGATGCAAAGGACTCGATTGAGCGTTTATCTCCGAGATTTTCTTGGCGTCACACTCAATATAAAATTCAACAAGTTTTTTACAAGTCCTTTGTCGATGTAGAGAAATCTGCATAGTTGTAAAAAAGCAATGGTGTTGCCGAAAGGCAACACCGTCGAGAGAAGAGCATGTGGGCGGGGCCCACCCTTTTTTTAAAAAAAATAAAAAAACACGGGCCACTGTTCGTGGCCCGTGTTCCTATTTAAGCTGCTTTTTCTTTTGCTTTTTTTAAAGCGTTTTGAAAAGCTTCATCAGACATGTTTAATAAAGCGTAGCTAATTAAATATTCATCAATGTGTTCTTTGATAGACAGCTTTCCTCCTGCTGTTTCTCTCATTGAATATATGCGCTCTTTCGCTCTATTCATTTCCTCTTTAAACTTTGCTTTGTCCATTGTCGTCCCTTCCGGGCAGCTTACGCTGCCCTTTGTTTTGATTGTTGATTTAAATAATACTCAACAGCTGCTGATGCTTTTTGAGCGGCGCTAGTCAAAAAAGTAAAATCTTTTTGTAACGCTTTTATCCAACTGTTTAAGTATTGAGCGTGGTTCTCTCTAACCGTCTTAGTCTGATTAAAATGTTGTGACAGTAGAACTGAACCCAACTCAGCTACTAATTCCTCATAAGCGTAAGATTTTTTAGCGTCGTCTTGAAACTGCGCTCTTCTATCTAATCTAGACTTATGTTTAGTCGCATGAGTTAATTCATGAAATAGAGTCGCGTAGTAATGCTGAGTCGCATCCGCGTCGCTAGTGTCATGAAATTTTGCTTTTGGTGTCATGTTGATCAAGTCTTTTGACTCTTGATAATAACAGCTAGTGTCATCCTCAAAAATGATCTTAACGCCGGTATCTTTTACAAACTTGTCAATGTTAGCTACTGAGTATTGAGTGTTTGTTTTCTCTTCTACTTTGTAACTTGAATTAGACAAATCAACCTGCGCAACGTTGAACACGCTCGCCGCGCTCATTATTGGACCAGTTACTTTTTCGTGGTCCGAATAATTAACTCGACCTGTAATTATGTTGCCAGTTTTTTTGTCTTTATACATTGGCGGCTTATAAAAAATAATTGTTGTAGACTCTGAGCCCTTAGTAACTTGAGCGCCAACTGTTGCCCATTGTTTATAAGTAGCCCAAACATTTTGTTTATAGCCTTTGTCTCTAGTAGTAGCAGCTAACATAAAATAGTTAATACCTTTGTATCTATTTTTTGTTATTGCATTAGTTGCAGGTAACAAATTTTCATCACCAAACATTTTAACCCAATTGTCATTGTTGTGTATCATCTCGTTGATAACCTCACCAACAAACGCTTTGAGTGTCTCTTTTGATTTAGTCATATTTTTATTTCCTTTCATAAATAAAAGCTTATATTATTTTATAGGATATTATAGTACATAATTGTCACACCTCCTAGATTATCCTATGCAAAAACTGCATAACTAGATCTTGTGTCAACAAAAATATAAAACACAACATGTAGAGAAGAGCATGTGGGCGGGGCCCACCCCGATCTCTCACCCCTCATAGAGGTACCAGACCGTTTTGGTTTTTTGGATTTTTTATTTTTGTCGATTCGCGTTTGTGCAAAAGGGATCCTAACATATACCCTTATATTGCTTGATTTGAATAATTTATCCTATAAAATACTTTCTGGTTCCATATGAAACTAACTTTAGAAACAATCAATAAAATTCCTGATGTTCAGGAAAGAGAAAGATTAAAACAGAATATAATAGCTGGCTATGAAAACCAAAAAGCTACAGCTGCTAGAGCAGATTTTTTAACCTTTGTTAAAAGAATGTGGCCACAGTTTATTGAAGGTAAACATCACAAAGAAGTATCAGAAAAATTTAATAAAATAGCTAGTGGTGAACTGACTAGGTTAATTATCAATATGCCACCAAGACATACAAAGTCTGAGTTTGCATCTTACTTTCTACCTGCATGGATGATAGGTAATTATCCAGAGCTTAAAATAATTCAAGCAACTCACACAGCAGAGCTAGCAGTAAACTTTGGTCGTAAAACAAAAAATTTAATTGATAGTGAACCTTATCAAAAACTTTTTACAACAAGATTACAAGAAGACTCAAAGGCTGCAGGAAGATGGAACACATCAAAGGGCGGTGAGTATTTCGCAGTCGGTGTCCAAGGTGCAGTAACCGGGAGAGGTGCTGATCTTCTCATCATCGATGATCCACACTCAGAGCAAGATATAAACTCACCCAACGCATTTGAAAAAACATACGAGTGGTATACTTCAGGACCCAGACAACGTTTACAACCAGGCGGTAGAATTATTCTTGTCATGACAAGATGGAGTAAAAAAGATTTAACGCAGATGTTATTGAACGCACAGAAAGAAGAGAAAGCAGATCAATGGGAGGTAATAGAGTTCCCTGCGATTATGCCAAGCGGTGAACCTATGTGGCCTCAATATTGGAAGCTCGAGGATCTTGAAGCTGTTAAAGCATCTGCAGGTGTAAATAAATGGAATGCACAGTACATGCAAAACCCAACCTCGGACGAGGGAGCTTTGATTAAACGAGAATGGTGGATGGATTGGGAGAGTGAGGAGATGCCTGTGTTGGAACACGTTATACAATCTTACGACACTGCATTTCTTAAAAAACAAACTGCGGATTATTCTGCCATCACAACATGGGGCGTGTTTAGAGAGGATGAGGATTCACCACAATGCTTGATGTTAATAGATGCTGTTAAAGGACGATATGAGTTTCCTGAACTAAAACGTATAGCGTATGATCAATACATGTATTGGAAACCTGAGACAGTTTTGGTAGAGGCAAAGGCTGCAGGACTACCTTTGATATTTGAGTTACGTCGTATGGGTATACCTGTTGCAGATTTTACTCCCAGTCGTGGTAATGATAAACATGCTAGAGTAAATTCTGTGGCTCCACTTTTTGAGTCTGGTAGGATATACGCACCTAAAGCCAGAGAGTTTGCCCAAGAGGTCATAGAGGAATGTGCTGCTTTTCCGTATGGGGATCATGATGATTTGGTTGATAGCACCACACAGGCAGTGATGAGATTTAGAGATGGAGGCTTGATTATGCATCCAGATGACTATAAAGAAGAGCCTTTACCTAGAAAAAACTACAAATATTATTGGTGATGACATTTACATTTAAACACCCTAGTAAATACAAAAAGCCTAAAAAGTTGACAACAACAATACCCCCTGAAAGTGGTCCCACACCACAAGGGTTGAATATTGAATATAATACTGTTAAAGATGTGAGACTGGAGAAAAAGCATGGCAATAGACAAAAGTTTACCAAATAAAAAAACCATAGAAATACCACCCGTAGCTGAACAGGTTGAAGAGGAGATAAAAATTAAAGAAACCTTACCTGATCCTGGCGACACGGAGATTACAGAATTAGAAGATGGTGGTGCTGAGATTGATTTTGAACCAGGTGCCTTTAACCAAGAACAGGGTGAGAGTCATTTTGATAACCTAGCAGAATTATTACCAGAAGAGGTTTTAAATCCTCTTGGATCTGAGTTAGTGCAAAACTATCAGGAGTACAAAGCATCAAGAAAAGATTGGGAAGATAGTTATGCAAAAGGTTTAGATCTTTTAGGATTTAAATACGAAACACCTTCGCAACCTTTCCAAGGCGCAAGTGGTGCCACACACCCGGTGTTAGCTGAAGCTGTTACACAGTTTCAAGCATTAGCATATAAAGAATTACTACCTGCAGATGGTCCTGTAAGAACAAGAATAATCGGAATGCCAAGTCCACAAAAGAATGACCAAGCAGAACGTGTAAAAGAATTCATGAACTATCAGCTCATGGATGTGATGAAAGAGTACGAACCAGAGTTTGACCAAATGCTTTTTTATCTCCCTCTTAGCGGTTCTTCCTTTAAGAAAGTTTACTATGACGATCTTTTAGGTAGGACCGTTTCTAAGTTTGTACCAGCTGATGATTTGATCGTGCCATACAACGCAACATCTTTAGAAGATGCAGAGGCCGTGATCCACAGAATTAAAATGTCTGAAAACGATTTACGTAAACAACAGGTTGGTGGGTTCTATCGTGATGTAGATTTACCAAGGCCCATGAACATGGAGACAGAAGTAGAGAAAAAAGAAAGAATGTTAGAGGGAACTAAAAGAAACTTTAACGAAGACATATACACGCTTCTAGAATTTCATATCAATCTAGATCTAGAGGGGTTCGAGGACCGTGGACCTGACGGCGATATTACAGGAATTAAATTACCATACATCGTAACTATCGAAGAAGGCTCAAGAGAAATATTATCTATTAGAAGAAATTATGAGATAGGTGACGACAAGAAACAAAAGATACCATACTTTGTTCATTTTAAATTTTTACCCGGTTTAGGTTTTTATGGTTTTGGTTTGATCCACATGATCGGTGGATTATCGAGAACAGCGACGACAGCCCTACGTTCGTTGCTCGACGCAGGGACACTTTCTAATTTACCTGCAGGATTTAAAATGCGTGGCATTAGAATTAGAGATGATGCGCAATCCATACAACCAGGAGAATTTAGAGATGTAGATGCACCAGGCGGTAACATAAAAGATTCTTTTATGACACTTCCTTTCAAAGAACCATCTGCAACCTTATTACAACTTATGGGCGTCGTGGTTTCGGCAGGTCAGCGTTTCGCATCCATAGCTGATCTCCAAGTAGGCGAGGGTAATCAACAAGCTGCAGTGGGCACGACGGTAGCTTTGTTAGAACGTGGATCGAGAACAATGTCAGCGATCCACAAAAGAATTTATACAGCACTTAAAAACGAATTTAAATTAATGGCTAGAGTATTTAAATTATACCTGCCAAACGAATACCCATATGATGTCGTGGGAGGTCAAAGAATAATTAAACAACAAGACTTTGACGACAAGATAGACATCATACCAGTTGCAGATCCAAATATTTTCTCTCAAGCGCAAAGAATTTCTATTGCCCAAACGGAGCTGCAATTGGCTAGCTCCAACCCACAGCTTCATAATTTGTATGCTGCGTATAGAAACATGTATGAAGCTTTGGGTGTAAAAAATATAGATACAATTCTAAAACCAATAGCAAGACCTGCACCGATGGATCCAGCTGTGGAACACATACAGGCTTTATCTGGAAAACCTTTTCAAGCGTTCAAGGGGCAAGATCATCAAGCACATATCACAGCACATTTAAATTTTATGGGAACAAACATGGCTAGAAATAATCCTGTGGTGATGGCAAGTTTGCAAAAAAATATTTTCGAACACATATCTTTGATGTCTTTAGAACAAGTGGAGATGGAATATCAATCAGAGATAGCACAACTACAACAAATACAACAAGATCCACAAGCTATGCAAAATCCTTCGATACAACAGGGTGTGATGGACATAACTATGAAGATAGAATCTAGAAAAGCTGTGTTGATTGCAGAGATGATGGAAGACTATAACAAGGAAGAGAAGAAAATATTAGGTGATTTTGCAAATGACCCTATCGCTAAATTAAGAGACAGAGAATTAGACCTTAGAGCTCAAGAGAATATGAGAAAAGAGCGTGAGGGAGCAGAAAGATTGAACCTTGATAAGATGAGAGCGATGATGAATCAAGAAAATCAAGAGAATAAATTAGAGCAAAACGAAGAATTGTCTAAAATGAGAGCAGATACATCAATACAAAAAACAATTTTAAGTAAAACCCTACCCTCTAGCAAGGAAATGATGCCAGATTCTATAATTGTTGGCACAAAAAGGGATTAATATGGATAAAAAACAGAAAAAAGTCTCAAAGGTCATGAAAGAATTTAAAAAAGGCAAGCTTTCTATCGGAAAATCTGATAAAAAAGTTAAAAAAAGAAAACAAGCAATCGCAATTGCCTTGCGAGAAGCTGGAATAAGGAGAAAAAATGGAAAAACTAGATAAAATCCAAGATGTTAAAGTTGCGGAGCAGAGTATCGAGATCGATCCTAGATCAAAAACTACTGCTGACGGTGCTTTTAACTACATCTCTACTGGTAAGCCTGAAATGGAGATACCTGGACAGGGCGCAGTAAGACCAGAGAAGAGAAGAAAATCTAAAGCGTACTAAATCATGTGGTTTAGTGCATTAAAGCTGGGATTGAACGCGGCAACGCACATCTATAAGAAAAAACAAGAGACAAAGATGGCGATGGCTGACGCTCAACACATGCATGCCTCTAAGATGGCCCGAGGGGAGAGCGAGTACCAGGGCAAATTGTTAGAAGCACGTCAATCAGACTGGAAAGACGAGTTCGTGTTGCTCGTATTAACGGCGCCGATTCTGGTGATCGCCTGGGGGGTCTTCTCGGACGATCCGGGTGCAGCGGAGAAGATAAAAATGTTTTTCGAACAGTTCCAGCAGCTGCCGTCATGGTTCACAAATCTTTGGATCCTTGTGGTTGCGAGTATATATGGTATAAAAGGCACTCAAATTTTTAAAAACGGAGGAAAAAAATGAGAAACGATTACGGTAAAAGAAATAAAATGATGGGTGGCGGAGTTGCAGAGGCAGCAAAAAAAGTTCGTGCAGGCATGAAAAAAGGCGGCAAGATTCCACCACAATTAAAAAAATTCGTAATGGCTAAAAAGAAAAAAGCCAAAATGAAAAAAGAAAAATAATGGCGGGAAAAGGTTTGTACGCAAACATTCACGCTAAACGTAAACGTGGCGGTAAGATGCGAAAGAAAGGTGCGAAGGGTGCACCAAAAGCATCTGACTTTAAACGTGCAAAACAAACAGCGAGGAGCTAATGACTAAACTATGTCCTAGAGGTAAAGCTGCGGCGAAGAGAAAATTCAAGGTTTATCCCAGTGCATACGCGAACGCATATGCCAGCAAAATCTGTGCTGGTAAGATCAAAGATCCATCTGGTGTAAAGAGAAAAGATTTTAAAGGTCGTAAACCATCTGCAACAGGTGGAAGAATTATGGCTGCAGGAGGTTTTCCTGATCTATCTGGTGACGGTCAAATCACAAAAAAAGATATCTTAATTGGTAGAGGTGTAATACCAAGAGAGAAAAAAAATAAAGGTGGAGTTGCTAGAGGATGTGGAGCGATCAGCCGTGACAGAAAAAAAGTCACAAAAATGTATGTTTAATTATGGCAAAAAATGGTCTTGATAAATGGTTCAAACAAAAATGGGTAGATATTGGAAGCAAGCGAAAGGATGGTTCATTCGCAAAGTGTGGCCGTTCAAAACAAAAGAAAGACGCGAAGAGGAAGTATCCAAAATGCGTGCCCCTAGCAAAAGCAAGATCAATGTCAGAGGGACAGAGAAAATCTGCCGTTGCGAGGAAACGGGCAGCTGCCAATGTGGGACCTAAACCCACAAATGTTAAAACAATCGTGAACAGAAAAAGAAAAGCTGCGGGTGGACCTGGTTCTACCAACACACCATACTTTGGTCGTAGTATTAAAGGCGATTATGGGGGAGTGAATTTGTCTAATCCATCTTACGTTAAATATTATAAGGGGATGATTTAATGCTAGAGCAAAGAGTATTAATGGCGAAAGGTGGTATGCCACCTAGAAACAAAAAGAACTTTAGATCTACAAAGTCTGGAGCAGGCATGACACAAGCTGGGGTCAAAGCCTATAGAAGATTAAATCCCGGCTCCAAACTAAAAACAGCGGTCACTGGCAAAGTCAAACCAGGATCAAAAGCTGCTAAGAGACGTAAATCATTCTGTGCGAGAAGCGCGGGACAGATGAAAAAATTTCCTAAAGCTGCTAGAGATCCTAATTCAAGATTGAGGCAGGCTCGTCGAAGATGGAAATGTTGATTAATTTTTTTAAAAAAATATTTGGTATTGAGGATTTAGAAAAAAGAATTAGATTTCTTGAAAGAAAAAACTATTGGAAGGAAAAATACAATGAAAAAATCAAAAGCTAAAATAAAAAAAGTAATTAAAGGTTTAAAGAAGGCTTCTAAACTACATGCAGGACAAGCTAAAACTTTAAAAGGAGTTATCGGTGGCGGATCCAAAAAAGGGAACAGGTAAAAAACCAAAAGGCTCAGGAAGGAGATTATATACTGATGAAAATCCAAGAGACACTGTCGGAATTAAATTTGCGACTCCGAGCGATGCGAAAAAGACTGTTGCGAAAGTTAAGAAAATCTCTAAGCCGTTTGCAAGGAAAATTCAGATCCTAACCGTTGGAGAACAGCGAGCCAAGGTTATGGGTAAATCAAAAGTAGCTGCAATATTTAAGAAAGGTAAAGATGCTATTAGAAGAACTAGAACTGATAAGTAAAATACAAAAAAATTTAAAAGACTCCTACCAAAACGTGGGAGATAGCATGATAAGTGGAGGTGTTGACAATATAGAGAAATACAAGTATTTATTAGGACAAGCACATGCTTATTATAAAATATCACAGGATATCTCTAACCTGCTGAAAAAGAAGGAGCCAAATAATGAAGTTACGACCAACCCAACCAATGTCGTCAGATTCGACGCCACCAAAGATTAAATTAGCTTTAGAAGAGAAATATAAAGAACAAGATAAAAAAGAAACTGAGGCTTACGATCGTTTAAAAACAAAAGAGTCAGCTAAACTACCTAAACCTACTGGGTGGAGAATACTAGTTCTTCCATTTAAGATGCCTGAAAAAACTAAAGGTGGATTATTTTTAGGACAGGATACTCTAGAAAGACAACAGGTAGCATCAACATGTGGACTTGTTTTAGAGATGGGACCACACTGTTATGACAAAGATAGATACCCAGAAGGCCCTTGGTGTAAAAAAGGCGAGTGGGTTATTTTTGCAAGATACGCTGGATCTAGAATTCAGATAGATGGCGGGGAAGTAAGATTGCTAAATGATGATGAAGTTTTAGCAACCATCGAAAAACCCGAAGATATATTTCATCAATTTTAACATAGGAGAGCGCTATGCCAGAAGAAGAAAAAAAGACAGTAGACATAGATACATCCGGCCCTGAAGTTGAGGTAGAGTTACCAGAAATAAAGGAGGAGAAAAATGAAACTGTTGAAAACAATACTGAGTCCACAGACTCAGTTGAGAAACCTAGTGAGCAGCCTGCTGTTCAAACTAGCGAGGAAAAGAAAGAGCCACAACAAACGAAAGAATTAGAAGAATACTCGGAAGGAGTAAAAAGAAGAATTGCTAAACTAACTAAAAAAATGCGAGAGGCGGAACGTAGAGAAGAAGCTGCAACGCTTTACGCGAGAGGTGTTTTAGAGGAGCAAGAAAAATTAAAAGCAAGACTATCTAAATTAGATACAGGTTATGTATCTGAGATGGAGGGTCGAGTAAAATCAAGTATGGAGGCAGCCGTTGCAAAACTAGCAAAGGCTCGAGAAGATAACAATCTTAAAGATGAAGTGTCTGCTCAAGCTGAAATATCAAGATTAGGTTATGAAGAGGCAAGGATTAATGACTTAAAAGCAAAACAGGTCAAAGAAGAAAAACCTGTTGAACAACAAGAGCAATTTAACCAACCCGTACCTAGAAGAATAGATCCAAAGGCTCAAGAGTGGGCTGAAAAAAATACTTGGTTCAATAGAGATTTAGTCATGACCGAAGGGGCTAGAGCAATCCATAAACAATTAGTAGAGGAAGAGGGTTACGATCCTGTTAATCAACCAGAAGAATATTATTCTGAAATTGACAAAAGAATAGCTCTTGAATTTCCTCACAAATTTGTTAAAAAGGAGGAAGAAACGACTAAGCCTACTCAAACTGTTGCATCAGCAACGCGTAGTAGCAGATCTGGTCGCAAAACCCAAAGACTCACACCGTCTGAGGTAGCAATTGCTAAAAAATTAGGTGTGCCACTCGATAAATATGCTGAACAAAAAGCAAAACTCACGACTAAGGAGGCGTAAGAGATATGAGTAATGATAAAATAAAAGCCGACAATCGTGCGAGTCAGGTAAAAAGTGATTCTAAAAAAATTGAATCACAAGCTTCAACGGTGAAACCACCGAAACAAGTAAAACCTTGGACTCCACCATCATCTTTAGATGCACCCCCTGCGCCAACAGGATTTCAACACAGATGGCTAAGAGCTGAATCATTAGGATTCCAAGATACTAAAAATATCGCAGGAAGACTAAGATCGGGATATGAACTTGTAAGATCAGATGAGTATCCTGACACAGACTATCCAGTTGTTGAAGATGGTAAATACAAGGGAGTGATCGGAGTTGGTGGCCTAGTGCTGGCTAGGGTGCCCGTAGAGATTGCACAGAGTAGGAGTGAATACTACCAAAAAATGCATGACGACAAAGTTAAAGCTGTCGATAACGATCTCATGAGGGAACAGCATAGAAGTATGCCGATCAATATTGATCGTCAATCTTCTACAACCTTCGGTGGCTCAAAGAAAAGTTAATTTTTTAACAATTCAAAGTCCGCCGGATAAACTAACAATGTCTAAGGAGGACAACTATGGCGACTAATCAAGACGCACCTTTTGGTTTAAAACCAGTTGGTAAAGTTGGTCAAAACAGAGACAACCAAGGTTTATCCGAGTATGATATAGCTGCTTCGGCAACTGCTATCTACTTCAATGACCCTGTCAAAATGAAAGCTGACGGAACAATTGAAGTTGCAGGTGCGGGAGGGGCGATACTAGGTTCCTTGGGTGGTATCTTTTTTACCGACGCAAGCACAAGCAAGCCTACGTTCGCGAATCACTTAAACGCATCAAACACAGCGACTGATATCGTTGGGTTTGTTAGTGATGATCCGTACGAAAGGTTTGAAATACAAACAAACAATACTGGCGCTTCTGCTAAAACTGATATCTTCAACGTTGCAGATATCGAGTACACAGCAGGAAGTTCACCAGACTTCGTGTCCGCAGTTGAATTAAATGATTCAACTCTAGCAAACGGCTCATCTGC